TTTAGAAACTTTTTCAGATATAACTTTTGCATCAAATCCTTTTTTTAAACTTGATATAATTGTAGTTACACTTATCCAATCAATTGCTTCTGCACCATCAATACTTTTATAGCTATGATCTGATGCGTTAAATACTATACTCATAACTATACATTTTCTATAATTGAATCAGCTAATGTTCTAGATGCTTCATCTTCTGACATAAGCATCTTTCTAATATTACTTACTTCTTCTTTTGTAAACTTACCTTCCAAGCCTAGTACTTTTAATCTTAAACATTTATTATCAAGTTCTAACTTATTTAATCTATTTAGAAGTTCTGATAATGTAGGTGATATAGAAGGTATTGGATCATAAGGCAGTGTACTATTTATTTGACTCCATACTCCAGAACCTGTACTTGAACTTCCAACAGTTATATCTTTTAGAGGATCATAATTAATTAAATTTTCATGCATAGTATTAATCTTTAAGGTTATCTAATACATCTTCTTCTTCTACTGTAGCAAGAGATTCCCATTTACCAAGTGGACAATCAGCTGCCAAAGATCTTGTTTTGAATGTTAATGAACATCCACACTCATTACAACAAGGAGCTGTTCCTTTAACAGCACACTTTTTTCCTTTACTAGGACATTCATCACAAATGGAATATCTTAATCTAGCAATTTCTTCTACTGTTTCATCACGAATAACACTATTGGTTATCCCCTCCAGAATCTGTTTCCTGTTTTGCCAGATTAGTTTGAGAGTATTTTTCATCTTTGAAAGTTTGTTTTTTTGTTAGTTCTTTATCTATCTTCTCATTAATTTTATTCAAAAGTTCTAATTTCTCTTCCACACTTTTTTTATTATGATATGCACCAAAAGTTGATGTGTCATGATTATTTAAAACCTTTTCATAATGAGGTATTGCTCTTTTTACTTTTTGTATTTTAACTACAAAATGTCCTAGACCATCTACATTTATTCTCAATTCACTGAGACTACTTAAGTTTTTTCTTAATGTTTTATAGTATAATTCTACCAAGTTTTCAACTAAATCCTCAGAAACATCAAATTCTTTTGTTATTTCTGTGTATAATTTATTTGCTTTCTTCGGTATCATTTCCTAAAAATTTAAAGTCTAATAAAATAATACCTTCAGTTTGAATTTTTAAATTTGGATTCAACATGATAATTTTTTTATTAGTTGAATCTTTTACTATCAATCCATTCTTCTCAGATTTATTTACACTATTTCTTACTGTTTGAGGAGATTTAAAAATCCAATCCTCTTCAGAAGATGCATCAAGACAAAAATTACTCAACTCAATAGGTTGATTAAAACTTAATAATGTAAGACAGTCTAAATCAGAATCACTCATTGTTACACGATTAATATAACAATGAGTAAGAATCTGAAATTTAACAATATCCCATTTGGGCATTCTAACCCTTTTCTGTACTTGATTAACAAGAGTCATTAGCCTCTTCTTAATTTTTTACCTGCTGCTGGTGCTTTCTTTTCAGTAGGTTCATCTTCTAACTCTTCTTGTTCCATCTCTTGTTGAGCAGCCATCATGTTAGCATATTGAAACTGCATAGTAGCTCTTTTGTATCTTGACTCTTCTACATCAGTAAGTAATTTCTCATACTTAGCTTGTGATTCAAGATACGGAATAGATGACTCATAAAAATTTTTCATTTCTAATCTTCTAGCTTCTAACTGTTCTGCAGTTAATTGCTCTTCTTGTTGTTGGTTTTCCATAATATAATGTTTTAATATTTAGACAAATATACTAAAAAAGTTTAAACCTAAATCATTTAAACAAAAAAAATCCAAGCACAGAAAGTACCTGGATCTTAGTAGTTTAATTTATATTACTTTTTTTTCTTAGTAGCTTTCTTTATAGCACCACCATTTTTGAGTCCTAATTTTTCTTTAGCCTTGGCTATAAGACCATACTTATTATTAGCTTTTATACCACCTATAATTGCTCCTATTCCAGCTCCTACTTTAGCAGCACCTTTTGCAATTTCTGCACCTGAAAAAACTCTTTTTGTTTTACCAGCATTACAGTTTTTCTTTCTTCTTCTTTTTCTTTTGCCATCCTCAGCTGTGTACTCTTCCATACATGCATCATCTGAAGCACCACCTACTTCGTAGCTTTTCATTGATCTGATCATTTGATTTTTAGAGTGTATCATGATTATCTATTTTTAATTGTAAAATTAAATAATGTAAACATATAGAATTCTCTAGATATGTCTACTTCAATCGTTAAGACATCTAATTTAGATATTCTTAATCTTATTGCAAATTTGTCCCATTGTTTAGTAGGAGCATTCCAATTGTTTCTAAATTTCATAATGTTTATTTAAAAGGTAAATACTTTGTAGCTCCACCAGATTTAACAGCTTTAAGAATTTGTTTACGTTGTGGGCCATCAGAATTATAAGATACGTGTACCCAATCAGGATTAGCATCAGTTCCAAACTCCCAAATCATTTGATCAAAATTTACATTGTCTTTAACAAAATCAAAGATTTGTTTGTTTGTAATAGTTGTACCATCCATATCAATATCAATTGCTTCACCTTTACAATGTTGTGAGGACAAACTTCCCCCTATGGCAGTATTCAAAGCTTTGCTTCTATACCCAGATGAAATATGAATAGGAACTCCAAAGTGTTCTCTAATTGGTTGAAATACATTTTCAGCCAACTTTTTAAAGTTCTCAATGTGTTCTGGTGTAGGCATGTTACTAATACCTTTTCTTTTTGCAGTTTCACTTCTTGTTACTTCTGCTAGTGCTAAATTCTTACTTAATTGCATGTTGTTTATTTTTTAATTATTAATCGAATACTTCTTCTTCATTAGAAGATTCTTCTTTTTTTTCTGCTTTCTTTTTCAATGACATAATTCTACCGGCAGTAGTAATACCAAATGATCCAAGAGTGATGATCATAAAGCCATCAAAGATGAACTCTTTAATTACCAATTCTTTACCCCAAATACCTGTAACTACATCAACTATTAAAATAAATACCATAGCAAAAAATGCTACTACTCCTACAAAGCTTTGCTCATTTATTTGATTGTTATCTGAGACAAGTTCTTTAAAAATCTTTTTCATATTCTTTTATTTTTTTTGTTTACCTGTTTCTTGGGTAGCATACTTGATACCCATAATAGTTCCTACTATAGAGAAGGCATTAGTTAATAATACACTAAACATATTACTCCATGTTGATCCAATGATTTGAGTATCTTGATTTGTTATAATTGCAGCCCAGTATAGTACAGTTGTTATAACTCCTACTCCAACTATAACAGCTAGAGCAACTTTAACAATAATCTTTATTAACTCACCCTGACTCTTTTTCATTATTATATCCAAATCATTTAAAGCTGCATCTTTTTCTATCTCTATTGAGTTTTTAAGTTTTTCAGAGTTGTCAAGTTCTTTTTGCAAATTTTTTGAAAGGTCATCTATTTTTTTCTTATTGTTTACAGACTCAGTAACATCAGTTGCAATTTTAACTACATTGGTGATGTTTCCTTTACTATCAACTACAGGATTGTAAGATGCTTGAAGATAAACAGTAGATCCATCTACTTTTTTTCTTTCAAATATTCCATCAAAGAATTTACCTTTTCTTAGACTTTCCCAAAACTTAGCATACTCATCAGACTTTGCATACTCATAGCTAACAAAAACACTGTGGTGTTTACCGATGACTTTACTTTTTTCATTGCCTTTATAACCCATAGTTTCTAAGAATATAGAATTAACTTCTGTTATAAAACCATCAATATTAAAACCAATAAAAGCTGTGCTTCTGTTAATGGCATCTATTTGTTTCTTACTATTGACAATTGCAGTAATGTCAGTAGCAATCTTCATTACTTTGGTGATCTTACCATCCTCATTTAAAATAGGATTATAAGTTGCTTGAAGATTAATAAGACTTCCATCCTTTCTTCTTCTCTCAAATTCTCCAGTGTAATACTTACCACTTCTTAGAATATCCCAAAACTTCTCATATTCAAGTGATCTTGCGTAATCATCACATACAAAGATGCTATGATGTTTACCAATGATGTCATCATGGTTGCCTTTACCATAACCCATTGCCTCCAAAAAAATATCATTAACCCCTAGTATAATACCACTAAGGTCAAAGTAGATAATAGCATTACTTCTATTAATGGCTTCTAGTCTACTTAGTAACTCTTCTTTTGGTAGATTTTTCACTACAAATTATTATTTCTTGATATTCTTATAAGTATCTGATGCTTTTTCTATACCACCTCTAATTTTCTTAACTGTATCAGATACAGACTTAAGCATGTTATTACCCGTAATGTCAAACCAGTTCTCATTTATAGATGACAGTTCTATTATAGAAAATATACATAATAAGAAGTTAGTAAAGACAGCTGTTGTAGGAAGTGTAAATCCATAACCTAATGCATTTATTGCACCAGAAGTAAATGGAGTTAATGCATAATAGTCTAATGGAAATAAAGCTCCTGCAAGAATATAATATCCTGCTGCTTTAAATATATAACCTCTTCTAAGTATTTTTGATTTGAATACTTCTCTGTATTTTTTATCTTCTTCACATGCAATTTTTTTAAGAGATATTAGTTTAACTATTGTATCTATAAAGATGATAGTCATTAATAGAATTGCACATAGTTCTATTGGAGCAAAGAAAGAGAATATAGACAAAATAGCTAGTGTTATTTTTGTTTTCATGGTGAAGGAATCTGAGATTTAACAATCTTTATAATTACATATATTAAAATTATAATCATTACAATACCACCTACTACAGCTAAGAAATTCACCCACCAAGGAATGTACTTAATTTTTTCTGGCTTTAATGTTTTAGTTACAACTTTAGTGTGGTGCACATCATTGCCCTTAATCGTCCTATATATTGTTTGGACTCTAGCCTTAGATGTATATATATTGTTTTGTAGTTTTGTTTGTAGACTGATTAGTTTGCCATCCTTGTCTCTAAGATCTCCATTTAGTTTAGATATAACATTACCAAGAGAGTCACAATAAAGTGTGTCTAATAGTGTTATTGTTTCTCCAGGGATAGTTATAGTAGTATCTTTAATTTTAATTACAGTTATTGTACTATCTTTTTGAACACACAAAGGACAATACTTAGCTAGTCTTTTTTCCAAAGAACAAGAAGATAATAATAAAAGTAGTATAACTAAGTATTTCATATACAATTATATGTTATTTATTTTTTTATATTTATAAATTATGGATATACTCTTATTTCTATAAATCCTAGATATTTTGAAAGTACATCGTCTGCTAAAACACCATTTTCTCTACTAGAGAAAGAAACTGATGTTCCTGTAGTATACATGCTATTTGGAATTTTTATTTCACAATTTGCTGATGGAGGTCCCCCACTTACTGCTACTTTAGGGAAATCAACACTTGTAGATCCTACTGGAAAAGAACTTTCAATATAAGGATTCATATTATTTATAATAACTTTTCCTCTAACAAAAGAAATACTATCTAAAGTATAAAGTCCTGCAGATAATCTTGTAAAAGTTATTACTAATGCTGATGAATTACTTAATACAGTAGCAACTGGTGCATTTGTTCCAGTTTGTGATAATAATGCTGTATATACTCTATACTCAGCAGCAGAACCAGGTACAGTTACAGTAACATCATTACCAACTGTAGTTGCAGTTATACCAGTTCCTGTAAAGTTAATACTATTTACATCAGAAGTTAATACTACTGCTTCATCTTTAACTGTAATTTTTTTTGATATGTTTATTTGTGTACTCATTTCTTATAATATATAAGTAATTAAGAATGTAGTTCCTGTTGCGTCAAAA